CTTACTAATCCATATGTACTTACTGAACTCAGCGTAGTCCCAGAACCTCCCCTTGGCTTCAAGCAAAATCTTCTTGCCGTCAATCACCCGCAAAAAATCGGGGTGGTAGTTATGCGAAACAGTATAGGGAACTTTGTCAGTGTGGAAACTCCAGTTGTCTAAGATACCATTATGTAACTCGTACTCCCAGTTAGAGTCGTAACCTTTAACTAGGTCTTTTTCTACTGGCCGCTTGACTCGTGGTTTCCTATAGCCCTTCTTAATCTTCTTCAATGTGTGGTTGCCTCTCTGCGCTCTAACTCTGCATCTATCAGCAGCCGAAGATCAGACAAGAACCCTGAATCAATGTCGGTCACAGACCTATCTGTGTTGAAAAGAAAACTGCCTGTAGCTATAATCATCTCTTCTATGTTTAGCGGGAGATCTTCCATTGAATGTCCTCCAAAGTAATCTCTTCTATAGAACGATCAGGATAGATTGCAAGCAGTTGATTGATCTTATTAACTATCCACTTAGGGTGGTAAGCATTGAGATGCATGGTTCGTTGTGCCATGTAGTGAGTCTGAGTAGGCATGAAGTCTGTATAGTTTTCAGCGGTTACCTTCTGGCCCTCTTCTTCAGTGAGCAGAGTTCTTAGCCAATCAACTATAATAGTTCCTGAATGTTTCCTAATTCGCTTGGCTTTCCTTCCATTCATAGTAGCTCCTCTACGTTAGGCTCAACCACAACCCCCGTTAAATAAGTAAGCCCTTTTGAATATTTGAAAGTGCGTAAGCCCTGACCATCGTTGGAGTCTTTGTAGCAGTCGTACTTATACTTACACCAACTACAACCTTTAGCAAGTTTCATGTTGCCTTTCTTGCCATCGGGTATTGGATTATAGCATAGCTCTGGTGGAGCATCCATCTCTAACGCAGGTAACAGCTTACTAATAGATGCTTTGATGTTAGGCTTATCAAGATCGTCAGGAACATACATGCATAGCTCACCGCTCTCTTTGTTTAACACCAAGAAGCCTCCCTCTTCTGTACCCTCTGCTTCCTCGTACCCTGCAAGCTGACCTAAGTATCCGAAGGGATCGTCTTGTGCTAGGCGACCGTCCCTGAACTTGTTGAACGCAAAGCGTGAAGCTGTCTTAACGTCTACTACTTCGCCATTTATCTTGCAGTCCATGTGTCCTACGATACCATCAACTACAACTTCTTTCTGCTCGTCTGTTACTTTGTGTCCTGCCATGCGTACAAGCATCAACACAATCTCTTCAAGCAAGTGACCATACAGGAACTTAATCTGAGTAGGGCCATCAATACCGCCACGGCCCCGCGGATCACGCTTCTCGTACCACAACTGACGAGCAGGTTTACCTACGTTAGACATACGCACAGAGAAGTTTTTACTTCTTTCAGGTGGCGCAGCCCAAGACATTAGGGCCTCTCTCATACCTACAAGGGTGTTATCTATCTCCTCCTCTGTAAGAGGTAGGGGTGTGCCGTCTGATAGCTTCTCTAGGTGCTTGTAGATGTCAGGTACTAGTGTATTTAATTCCATCATGGTCTTTTCCTGTTAGGGGGTTTTTAGTTTTATACGCATATTAATGTTGTTGGATAACAGATTTTATATCAGTGAGCGATCCTCGAAACCACTCGCCGCGCCGCTCTATCTTTTGTTCAGCTAATCTAGTGTGTATGTTCTGTTCAGATTCTCTGCGATCTTCAAAGTACTTACAGTATTCTACCGTATAATCCCGAAAAGGCGAAGAGGTTTGATACCCCGAACATCTATCATAAGCATCAATAGCCATACCAACCTTGAGCCAACCCTCCCATGCAGGATTAGATAATATATATACATAGCCCTCCTTAACATTAGAGTAGTTGTTTAATGAAGCGAATGCCGCGCCCTCTAAAGTTTTGTATCTCCCTGCTTTATGCAAAGGATCAAACTTAGAGATCTCTTTATTATTAACATACATGCGCCTGGCATCTCTAGCCTTTACTGCTTCAGGATTATCCTTGTAGTAGAAGGGCCTTCCTGTACGTGGATTAATTTTTAGTTCAGTTTTAATCTCTTTCATTTTATTTTCCTTTAGTCGGTTAGGCTTCAGCGTGTTGCAAAGATTCTTGAAGTTTAATGTCAACCGCTGTCCACTCAATAAAATCAGCACCTGTATACTTATGATCTACAATAACTTTGTCTTTTTCAATAAGCCATATGTTTGCATAATATATATCTAAAGAGCCAAAGCCTGCCTCAATTTTGTAATCAGCCGCTAGTGCTTTTTCTCCGTTATAGTCTATAACAGCCAGAGGAGCGCGCCCTTCTTCGCGTAAAGACTCCCAAGTCTCAGCTTGTAAGTGAGGTTTATTAGTAGGTTTTTTATTAATGTGTTTCACTCCAGTTCTCCCCGACTTTATAGTCTCCGTCCAGTGGACAATTAAGTTTAAGCATACACCCCGCTTCCTTTATAGCTTGAACGCCCGCCTTACCTACTGCAACTGCATCGTCTGTGTCACATTCTATCTGCCACTCATCATGTACGTTGGCTACAAACTTAGCGTCGTATCCGTGGTTAGCTATCTTGTTATTCAAAAGAATTAACGCTTGCTTCATCACTATAGCTCCTGCACCCTGTAACAAAGTATTTAGTGCTGCGTGTTCAGAGCGGACAGTAAGCTTGCGACCGTCTAATGCTTTAACGAATCCGCTTTTAGCTTCTCTTTGTACCCTGTCTGTAAGCTTTTTAAATGCAGGGAGGTTATCAAAGAAGCGTTGTCTAAGTCCTTTCCCAACCGCTCTACCTCTTCCAACCACAGACCCAAGTTTAGCATCTCCTGCTCCGTAAAGGAGGGCATAGATGAAAGTTTTTGCCTGACTTCTTGATTCAATTCTAGCAAGTTTTTGATTAGTGGTGTGTATATCTCCATCAAGTATTGCATTAGTATAGTCCTTATCGTTTAAGTAATGTGCTAACATTCTAAGCTCTAAGCCGCTTGCGTCAACGCCCACCAACCTGTAGCCTTCTGGCACAGTCCAACAAGATCGGCAATCTTCGCCGAACGGTGACGAACTACTAGGAATCTGAGCCATATTAGGATGAGAATGAGTCATGCGGGAAGTTATAGCGCCATTAGGATTAACGTAGCCGTGTACTCTGCCTGTCTCTTCGTTCAGTTCTTTGATCCAACTCTTAGTTTGAGCCAAGCGTTTCTGTAGCATAAGATACTTAGCAATCATTGCGGCCTGTGGAATACCTTTAACTCTATTTAAAGTTGACTCATCTACAATAGGTTGGCCTGTAGGTGTGTGCTTCTGAGGCTTCCAACCAAAACGAATTAGGTACTCGCCTATCTGCTTACGTGAGCCTAGGTTAAAAGGCGTTTCAGTTTTCCGGGCCAGGGGTTTAGAGTCCATGTCAGAAAGTATCTGCTCGTACTCATCATCACTGAGCCTGGTGCCTTTGCCGTGTTGATCTGTTGCGGTCTTAGCCAACGCCCCTGTCGATATAAACTTAGGTGTTAGTATCTGAGTAGTGACTACAGGTCGGAACTCTTCCTGAACCTCTTGCTCTAAGTCATGTAGCTTAGTTTCAAACATAGCCATCAAGCCCATAACTTTCTGCACATCTAATAAGAAACCGTTAGTGCGTTGCTGATCAATGATCTTAGCTACTGCGTGTTCTATCTGTACTGACCGCGGTGTGAACCCACGGCTCTCAAGCTTCAAAGCCTCATAGACTTTAGTGTTAAGCAGCACATCGTTCTTGCAGTACTCTAACATCTCAGGTGTGTACGAACTCCAAGCATCCTCCTGCTGACCGAAGTCGCCTTTCTTGAAACCCAACCTGTAGCCCCATCCTTCAAGGCCGTGGTTGCCTTCGCGTGTAGGGTTGAAGAGCCGTGATAGCACCAAGGTATCAACGATCTTCTTGTCGAACAGATCAACGCCTGCTAACTTCTTTATTACCGGGATGTCATAGCCTATAAGGTTGTGGCCGATTAGTTTAGTTGCTGAAGATAACATGTTGTAACCTTCATCCAGTTGAGTGTTGTCGAACGTGAATACGTCCATAGTATCTACGTCTTGAGCCACGATGCAGTGAATTTTCGTGGGGTCTAAGCCGTCTGTTTCTATATCAAATACTAAGTTACTCATTCGCGTACTGCTCCTTTAGGCGTGTCTCTAGCTCTTTATCTTTCCAATCATTATTAGGACTACGAGGATCTTTAAGCATCTCTTCGTAATACTCTTTCAGCACATCAAACTCTATTGCAACGCGAAGCCCTGCCATAGTAAAGTGCGCCCAATCAAGAATCCCAACTGGTCTAAAGCTTGTTTTGTTTTTAGCTATTAAGAAGCCGTTAAAGATTGTACCCTGACGAGTGTAGCTTACTTCATAAACTAAGTCAGGGACTGTCTTCCTAAGCTGTTGCAGTGCGTTCTGTAAGGCGTAAGTTCCGTAAGGTGTTTTACTCATATGATCTCTCCGTCAAATTGAGCGGGATCATAGTCCTCTAACTCTTTGAGCCTACCTGTCTTGTTATCATACAGTAGGTGTGCGGCAACGCCAACATCTCCAGTGTACCTAGACTTTAACACCCTGACCTTCGTGGTCGAGGCTTCTATGTTGTCTTCTGACTGTTGGTTACGCTCCAATGAGATCACGCAGTCTGATAACTGAGCAATACTCTGGCTCCCTCTGAGATGATTAAGCCCTGTCTCGATGCCATTCTCGTGGCCCCTGTTGCCGTCTACTCTACGCAAGTGTGACACCAGTATCATACCACAGCCTGTCTCCTCTACCATAGTCCTGAGCCGATGCATGATGCCGTCGATAGCTTTACGCTCGTCATTCTCTAGAGTAGATAGGACTAACATATGTAGGTGATCAACTACAATCCATTTACAATCCAGACCTATGATCATGTAGCGTAGCTTGCTAAAGATGTCGTCAAGGTTATTGACTCCGTGGTGTGCATGAATCCAAACACGCCCTTCGTTGTCGCCCATGAATACTTTCTTGTAGCAATCATCCAGTTGCTGATCAGTAAACTGAACCTTAACACTATCAAGGTGGAGCTTAGCGTTAGCTTCTATTGCCATGATACCTTCGGCAGTACGCGGCCAGTTCTCTTCAAGGGCTATGACACCTACATTATCTTCTGTGTTCTCAATCAACCAGTGTTCAATCTCTCTGGTTACAGAAGACTTGCCAAGACCAGTACCACCTGTAAGGGTGACTAACTCGCCTGCTCTAAGACCTTCTAGCTTTTTGTTAAGCCCCGCCCAAGGATAGGGGATGGCTGTCTTCCTTTCAGACCGTAGCTTCTGATAAGCTTCAAGTTGATCGGACAGATTTAATACACCAGACGGCGTATAGAGTTTAGCATCCCAGAAAGCACTGACGTATGCGGCGTGTCTACCTTGGCGCAACATATCGTTAGCGTCTTTGTAGTCCACGGGCAGTGTCATGATTTTAGCTTTGCCCGGCGTTAATAGCTTTGCAACTTTCTGTGCCGCCTCTTTGCCGTATTTGTCGTTGTCAAAATTAATAACTACAGCATCAAAGGATTCAAGATACTCTAAGTTTTCTTTAACATCACGAACGCCTCCTTGCGCCCCTGACTTGATAGAAACGGCAGGCCACTTGCTCCCCATAAGTTCATAGGCAGCCATTGCATCACATTCGCCCTCTGTTAATGTTATAAACTTGCCCCCCGCTTTGAACAGGTTCTCTCCAAACAACCCCACTTCCTTTGGACTTCCTGTCCAAGTAAACTCTTTGTTCTGTTTACGTATCTTAGTGCCCGCAAATTCGTGTCCGTTGTAGTAAGGGTAGTAGTGCTTATCTATCTTGCCGCCTGTCATGCTTGACTTAACGCCATACTTCTTAGCTGTGGCTAAGCTTATCTTGCGGTCAGTGAGTTCATTAAATGAGGAGGGGTTTTTGGTTGGTGAAGTGAATGAATTATTATTCATCTTGCTGTTCCTTTGATACACTTCAAAGTCCGATATGGTATCAGGTTGTTGCACTTCCGCTGTGCTGTAGTTTGGAAAATATTTTAAACAAACAAAGCAGTAGGCTGAGCCGTCTGCATTGATAGAGGCCCCGTCAGTAGAGCCACACGACTCGTCCTGACAGGGTTGGTGCAGTTTAACGAAAGCCATACGGCTCACTCCTCAGTGGTTTCTACTTCCTCTGTAGACAACGCCTCATCCGTGAGGTGGTTAGATTTAAGATTAGCCATGAGTGTAACTGTTGCGGCTTGCATTAAACCAACAGTCATTGTAGCTTCTCTAAGGTTTCTATCTGCTTCCATTAAGTGAGTTAGAACTGCCCTACCCTCGTCTGAGAGTAGGTCTGATTCATAGTTCACATCATCTACCGTTACTGTAGCCATTATAATTCATCCTCCACGTTGTCCCCATAAGACTCAAATTCAGCGCCGTCTGGTGTG